ACTTAAAAGACTTCGTTCTGCCTTGGCAGAAGCAGAAGCCGTTACTTTGTATCATGGTTCAGTAGCAGACAGTTTTGAGTTTGACCCAGCAAGACCATTATCTGCATCTACTAACGCACAAATTGCTGACCGTTATGCAACACAAGAATTTGCTTTTGGACTAGAGCGTTACATCTCAGATACTGGGCGACCAGTTCCACTAAGAGTTGTTACCCGTAAAGGTCCACAACGCCATCCACAGTCAACATTTACCGCTGGCTACCGTGGCGCACATACAGCACCTGACCGTGAGTTTGGTGCATCACTAGATAACATGACTCGGATTTATCCTGAGGATGTTTATTCTGCTGATGCCCTTCGCATTTATGGTGTTGGTGGTCCTGACTGGCGCAACTTAGATAAAAAAGTTGTAGCACTTATTCAAGATTTTAAGGGTAATCCAAATCGTACAATTACGATTTATCGTGCAGTACCAAAGGATGCCCCCGCTGGCATCAATGTTGGTGATTGGGTAACGCCAATCCGTGAATACGCTGACCTTCATGGCAAGGGTCGTTTTGGTGATGATGCTTTCCGCATTGACGAAATGAAAGTTCGTGCAGGCGACATTTTTACTGATGGTAACTCTTGGTTTGAGTGGGGCTATGACCCACGCCCTGTTCGTAAGCCATACCCTGAAAAGTTAATTACAGCAGCAGCGCGTATGAAGTCAGACATGATTGGCGCTACCCGTGCTGGAAACATTGTTGAACTTCGTAAGGGTACAAGCAAAGGTTTTGTTAAGGTTGATGAGGATAGAATACGCAGCCTTAATCCTAAAGAATTAGAGCGTGCAGTATTCCGTGTCCGCCGTGATGGTGGAAGCGTTACACCAATGCGTGTTTACGGTGATGCTCTTTATCTCACTAAATGGTCAGACATCCCATTGGATGTACGCAAAGAAGTATTTGGTGGAGATGTAAAGGTTTGGCGTGCTTGGGTAAAGAGTAAGGGTTGGCAAGACCAAAACTCTCCTTTGTATAACTACCTTCGTCAAAACAATTTTGGTCGTGCAGTTGTAGGTGATGACCGCCGTGCAGGTGGACTATCACACATTGTTCTACCTGAGGCAGTAGGTGAAGCAGGTCGTGGTCGTGAAGTTACTAAGTTAACTCGCGCTCAGATTGAAGCAGCACAAGCAGAAGCAGATGCTGCATTAGACATTGCTCAGCCATTGCAGACAACTAAAGAACGCCGTGTTGCTCGTACACAAGTACGCCGTAAAGAAAAGTCACGCCGTACTCGCCCAGCAGTTTCTCCTTATTATGATGATGAGAACCTAATTGCCATGATTAACAATGGCGTTGAGGATGCTGCTGCTAACCTTGGTCGTTCATACGCAGAGGTTAATGCTCAACTTGACGACATGATGGCTCGCCTAGGCGCTCGCATCAGTCAATCAGAACAGATGGCTGTTAAGTCTAAGGTTGGCTATGGAACTTTTACACATGAAGCCAATGGTCAAGCATACGAAGTTGATGAAGTATTTAACAATGCATCTTGGATGCTTGCTCGTACATCATCTGAACAAACATGGGGCAGCATTATTGGAAGCCAGCAAATGGCGTTCCTTGCAGGTCCCGGTTCAAGAGCAATGCGACCAGTTAAGCCCGGCGACCCACGCTACTTTGAAGCATGGGCTGGTGTATTAAACCTACACTTCCGCGACCCTGAAACTGGGGTTATGGACCCAATCGTAAGTCGTATTCTTGACGGTGCAACTAATGATGAGATTTTAGGATTTTTAACTAGAACTCGTAGTGGTCGTATCTATGCTAATAACACATACACAATTCCCGGCAAGGGACTTGGGTTTGGTAAGTTAAAGGCTGGCGAGGAAAACGATTACCTATTAACTCGTATTAGCGATACACGCAATGCTGTTAAGTTGTATGTTCCTGATGAGGACACAGCACTTATGCTTCGTGCTGCTAAAGAGGATGGCAAGCCACTTACAGGCGGAGATGTAGAAGTATTTTTACTTAACCGTTTTGGCGCTAACCCTGAGAATTTACCTGAGATTAACGGTCTGCTTGTAACTACAAGTAAGGAATACCGTGACCAAGAGCGTATTGTGGACATGGTTAACCGCCGTGTTATGCGCTTCCTAGGTTCACTTCCTGAGGATACCTTTGCTCGTCACCCATTAGTAAATGTTGTTTACAGAGAAAATGTTAAACGAAACATTGATGGTATTGCTAAGGCTAGAGGTACTGACCGATTAACCGCAGATGAAATTGCCCGTGCTGAGCGTGCTGCCCGTGAGGAAGCCCGCCGTGAAGTAGAGCGTACTTTGTTTACTATTGTTCGTAGAACTGGTGCATCATCAAGCCAAGTAATGCGCTTGTTGTTCCCGTTCTATGCAGCCTATGAAAATACCTTAATGCGTTGGGGTGGCATTATTGCCGAAAACCCACAGGTAGTTACAACTGCTGCTAGAACTATTGCACAAATTGTTAATGGACAGTTAATAGTTGACCAAGAAGGCAACCGTATTACCGACACCAAACAACTTGGTGAAGGCGGTATGGCTAACCTTGTGGTTCAAGTACCTGATGCATTTATCAAAGCATTGCCGGGTGAGTGGCAAGATGTGGCTGAGAACGCGTTTAAACGAGTTAACATCCCACTATCAAGCCTTGATGTTATTACCCAAGGTCAAGCAGGTAATCCGGGATTTGGTCCTTATGCCGTATTCCCAGCCTATTTAATCTTGCGCCAACGCCCTGAGTTTGAGGAAGCCTTTGCACCGCTATTCCCAGCAGGTATGCCTAATAGCGCATCTGAGATTTTTCTACCTAGCACAGTACGCCGTCTGAAAACCATGTGGTCTAAAGATGAAATGTATGTTCGTACCTTCAATCAAATGTTGCGTTATGAAACATACAACTACAACACAGGCAAGCGCCAAGATGTGCCAACGGTAGATGAAATTACCAGCAAAGTTAACAAGTTCTACATGCTTCGTTCTTTGACTGCAATTTCTGCACCATTTGCTATCTCTCCTGAGGTAGATTTCTACCAACAAGTTTTCCGCCAGTTCCAAAATCAATACACAGAACCCGGCGAAGCAGAAGCCAAGTTCTTTGAGATGTATCCTGACTTCTTTGAAGCCACAGTATCTCTATCTAAGAACCCCGGCAGCCTTGAAGCCAACCTAGTGACGGTAAGTATGACTTCTCGCAGGCTGCCTATCAATGGCAGTATCGCACAGGTTCATACCCCGGTTCGGCTAACACCTATCGTCAAAACCGTAACCCAGCAGAACTTATTAAGGATGCTAACCTAAAGCGTGGCTGGACTGAATACCGTAAGATACAAGATGTTATTGATGCATTTAAAATTCAAAACGGTATCGGCAGTAATCGTGACCCATTGCTAGAGCAATACAATAATGCTAAGCGCCAATGGCTTGATTACATGGCACAGAATAACCCTGATTGGTACGCAGCATACATGTCGCCTGACCGTGGCAAGTACATGAAGCGTGCTGATGTTCTTGAACAAGCGTTCCAAAATAAAGCATGGATGGCACAAAATGGTGACCGTGCAGTTGTAAAGGCTGTTGCTTTGTACTTGGATGCTCGTAAAAAGATTGGTCAGGCATTACTACAACGCGACCAAATGGGCGGTTCACGCTCATTGGATGCAAACTCTAATGATGATTTAGCAGAACTTTGGGATAAGTTTGTTACCCAACTTGGTGCTGAGTCACCTGAATTTAGCGACTTCTATAACCGATACTTTCCAAACGACCCGGTGGTGATTTAAATGGCAGATGAAAAAGATAAGAAAGCAGTAGAAACTACTGCATCTAACAAGACTGGTTCAACCAGTTCTATGGACATTTTCAACCAAGCCTTAGCATCAGGTGGTGTTTATCAAGGTAAAGGTGCAGATGGCAAGGACAAGACTGTTGGTTTAGATGAGTGGACCAAGAGATGGTTCGCCATGTCCGAAGCAGAGCGCCAAAAGTGGGTAGATAAGTTTAATGCTGCTGGCAAAAAAGTTAATGTTATTAACGGTGTTGATGAGTGGGTAGCCTACGGGCGTAAGTCTATTGAGTATTTTCAAAAAGGTGGCAAATTTACACCTGATGAACTACTTGCAATGGACACCAAGCAAGGCAGCGGTGGAGTTACTTACACATCTCAGGATGCTAAGGCTCTAGTTCAAAGCACATACCAATCACTACTTGGTCGTGATGCTACTGGTGCTGAGTATGAGAAGGCTTTTCAAAAGGCTATGACTCAATCCAGTTCAACTGGTGCTGGTGGTCGCCAACAGGCTGTTGTTGACTTTATTAAATCATCAGATGAGTATGATGCCCGTCAGGAAAATAAATACCTTGATGCTATTTTCAATGAATTAGCAGGAGAGATGCGTGAGGTGAAGGCATAATGGCAGTCGGTCCACGCGGTGGCGGTAGAGGTAATGTCCAACCTGATGAAATGACCCTTCAAGAAAAACTTGCTAGAACAGGCATGTTTCTTGAACAAAAAAGAAAAGCATTTGCAAGTGCTAAGTTAAACACTCCTGAATACACAAAAGCAGAAAAAGAATACTTAGCAGCAAAAAAAGCATTTGATGAACTTAATGCACAAGTAAAAGCAGAAACTGCTGCTGCATTAGAAAAGAAAAATCAAGCGGAAGTTACCCGTTTACAGGGCGAGCGCAAGAGAGCAATTACTCTTGGTGCTAAAGAAACTGACCAAAAGATTAAAGACATTGATGCCAAGATTAAGGCATTAGGTGGCACTCCTACGCCTATTACTGGTACAGCAGGACAAGGTAAAGATAGTGATGGAGATGGTATTCCTGACCTAATAGATAACCTTCCTACGGTAGCAAATCCTGACCAAAAATCAGGTACTGGCAAAGTAGGTAGCGCTGGTACTGCTGGCATTGGTTCTACTGGTGGAGTAACTGGCGGAACGGGTGGCACAGGCGGTACTGGTGGCACAGGCGGTTCAGGTGGTAAAGATAAAGTTGTTATTGATAAGACCGTATGGGTTTCTTACATGCGACAAACTTTCAAAACACTTGATGATGCCAAGATGCGTGACCAAATTGAGAAACTTCTTGATACTGCTAAGAAGCAGAATTGGGATGAAGCAACCTTTATGGAAGCCCTTAAAGGCACAACTTGGTGGCAGACTGAGTATCCAACTTTCCGTAACTTTTTCCTAGAGTCTAATGACCCACGCAACGCTGCAACTTTTGGTCAAAAGGTTAACAATAAAACAGATGCAGTAAGACAACGCCTTGAAGCCTTGGGTATCCGTTTAAACCAAATTGACCCAACTACTGGCAAGATGATGACCCCTGAGGAATACAACAAGCGTGTAAACGGCATCATCCTAGAAACTATTAAGAACGATTGGACTGATGCTCAACTAGATAATTACTTGGCTACTAAGTCAGACATTATCTTTTCAGGTGGCGGAAGCATTGGAAGTTCAATTCGCCGTATCAATGATGTGGCTTGGAAGTATGGCGTTAACCTTGACGACAACTACAAGAAGTCAATTAACCAATCATTGCTAGACACAATGGATGGGCGTGATGAGTCATTTTGGTATGAGGAAATGAAGCGACAGGCTTCTGACCTTTATTCTCCTTTTTCTGAGGGTTTAAACCAAGGTAGAACTCTTTACGACATGACTCGTAACTACCGTACTCAGATGGCTTCACTTCTTGAAATGGATGAAAGTTCTATTAAGTGGAACGACCTTATGAAGTATGCAATGAAAACTGGCGTAGATGGTAAGCCTGCTAAATCTACATTTGCAGAGTTTACTAAGTCTATTAAGAACGACCCACTATGGCAGTACACAAAGAACGCTAAAGAAACTTATACCAATCAGGCGCTTAGCCTGCTTCGTGACTTCGGAATTGTAGGTTAATAGATGGCAACTCCTAAACCAACACCAAAGCCAACATCTACTCCTAAGCCAACTCCTAAGCCAAGTCCTGCGCCTGCGCCTAAGCCACAGCCTAATGTTGTGCCTAAGTCAAGCATGCCTTCTTTGACTCCACCTAGTAGAACAACACCTACTCCTACAAAGACTCCTACAAAAACTCCTACTAAAACTACTGGCACAACAGGAACTAAAGGTGCAGGTGCAACAGTAGAGTTTACTGGTCCTTCAAAGTATTCTCCTATTGACCCTAAAGTTCAGGCTGCTCTTGATAAAGCAGCAGCATCTAAAAAAGCAGCAGATGAAAAAATTGCCATTGCTAAGGCTAAATCTGAGGCTGCTAAAAAGGCTGCTGCTGATGCTAAGGCTAAAGCAGATGCTGCTAAAAAGAAACTTGATGCAAGTAAAACTAAAACTAAAATTGATACTACTGGCGTTGATGATGATGAGGATGATACTGGTACTGGTAATGATTTTGCCGGAAAGTTCATAACCACAAAGTCAGTTAAAGTTGGTGGCGGAACAAACATTTTTAATGTTTTCTCCAACGGTAAAGGTGGAACATACGAGGAATTTGTTGCCTTTATTCCTGATGATGCAGGTGGCGAGGATGATACCGCTGCTGCTGCTGAACTTTATACAAATCAAAAGCGCGATAATACCCGTACAGCATTAGAGGAATTTGTTTCTATTCTTTCAGGTGCAGGTCTTAGTGAACTTGCTAATGAAGTCAATAGGATGATTTTAGAGGATAAGACTGCTGCACAAATTAAACTTGAAATTCGTACTACCAAGTCTTATGAAGCACGCTTTCCGGGTATGAAGGCTCTTAGCGATAAGAACCGTGCTATTACCGAAGGTGAATACATTGACTTAGAGCGTGGTTATTCACAGACCCTTCGTGCTTATGGTCTTGATGAAAAGATTTATGGTGAGCGTTCTGACCTTGGAACTTACATTTCTAACGAAGTTAGCGCCCGTGAGTTTGAGGAACGAGTATCACTTGCTAAGGACCGTGTATCATCTCAAAAGGATGTAATGCAGGCTCTTAGTGAAATGTATGTAACAGAAGCAGATGCTGTTGGATACCTTCTTAACCCATTGAAGGCAATGGATGTTATTAAGAAGCAAGTCCGTGCTGCTGAAATTGGCGCTGCTGCTGCTAACGCTAGGTTTACACTTGGCGCAGATGCTGCTGCTCGCTCTAGGGAAGCAGAAGCATTGATTGGTGCAACTGGTACATCAGATGTAGCCACATTAAAACAAGAATTTGGTAAGGCAAGAATACTTGCTGATACTCAGTCACAACTATCTAAACTTGAAGGCGAAACCTACAACGAACTAGAAGCAGTACAAGCCGTTGTTGGTGTCACAACTATCTAAACTTGAAGGCGAAACCTACAACGAACTAGAAGCAGTACAAGCCGTTGTTGGTGGCGAACAAGAGAAGTTGTTAAAGTCAAAGCGCAGAGCAGAGCGTGAAGCAATGTTCCGCTTTGGTGGTCAGTCAGGCGTAGGTGCTTATTCACTACGCAGTACGACTAACCAATAATTAGGTTCCTTATCTGACCGACCAGCCCGGATAAGTGTAAGAAGTCTGGTAGCAATAGCCAAGGTATGTTCCCCTACATGCATTGTGGATTGCGAATACAACAACCAATGAAAGGGAGATGGCTAAATGAGCCAAAATAACGAGTATGATGACGAGTTTGATGACTTCGGTGACGAAGGCACGGATGTAGTTAAGCAACTCCGTAAAGTAAATCGCACGCTTGAAAAGCGTGCAAAAGAACTAGAACAGGAGTTGAAAGGACTGCAATCGCAGACCCGCCAGCGTACTGTAAAGGATGTGTTACAAGCCAAGGGTATTAACCCAAAGATTGCTGCGTTCATACCGCAAGACATTGATACTTCTGAGGAAGCAATCAATGGCTGGCTAAATGAATACGGTGATGTATTTGGTTCAACCCAAAACGCTAATTCAGAGCAGGCTTCAAATAACAATTCACTAGATGTTTCTGCTAATGCAAGAATTAACCAAGTGGTTTCAACAGGACAAGTTCCGGAAGTTGACTCAGATGCTATGGCTAAAATTCTAGCAGCAGGTAACGCAGATGAATTAAATCGCATCCTTGGATTAAATTAACCAACTACCAATCTAAAGGAGTAATGACTCATGGCAGATACCAATACCACAGCCCTTGCAGGCTTGGTCAAAACTGCGTATGACCGCTATGTTGAGTTCGCTCTCCGTTCGCAACCGCTAGTTCGTAGCGTTGCAGACAAGCGACCAGCACAGCAAGCAATGCCGGGGTCAAGCGTTGTATTTTCACTTTACAATGACTTGGCAGCGGCTACTTCTGCACTTTCAGAGGCAACAGACCCTGATGCAGTAGCACTATCAGATGTATCAACAACTTCTGTAACACTTGCAGAATACGGAAATGCATCTCTTGTAACTCGTAAGTTACAACTATTCTCTCTATCAGATGTGGACCCAGCAGTTGCAGACATCATTGCCTACAACATGGCTGACTCACTTGATAAGATTGCAATGGAGAGCCTACGCCAAGGAACAAATGTTCTTTACGGCGGTTCAGTAACTTCAACAGCAACCGTTTCATCTGCTGATACCCTAACATCTGCAAAAATCCGCCGTGCAGTAGCCAAGTTGCGTAGCAACAAGGCTGTTCCACGCCAAGGTTCTTTGTACTGGTGCGGTATTCACCCTGAGGTTTCACACGACCTTCGTGCTGAAACAGGCTCAGTCGGATGGCGCGACATCCACGCTCAAACAGACTCTGCACAGGGTAACCTATGGGCTGGAACAATCGGAACATACGAAGGTGCTTTCTTTGTAGAAACACCACGCATGTACGAAAAGGCAGAAGGTGCTAATCAGTCAACCTTCACAACCACAACTGCTGCTAGCGGTTCATCAGGAACCACAACAATTACTGTTGCTTCAACATCAGGAATTGATGTCGGTGATGGTGTTGCTATCGCTTCAAACACCTAAGACAAATGTATTCCGCACAATCCTTGCTGGAAAGCAGGCTTTGGCAGAAGCAGTTGCACAGGAACCGGGCGTAGTTATCGGACCTGTTACTGATAAGTTGATGCGTTTCCGCCCAATCGGTTGGTACGGCGTACTTGGTTTCGCCCGCTACCGTGAGGATGCGTTGTTCCGCATTGAAACTTCATCTAGCATCTCTGACTAATTTCGGAGATTAGTACCGGGGTGGCGGGTGTTTAAACGCCCGCTACCCTGTTACACTAAGGAGAGTTATGGCATACCAATTCACACCACCTACCGTCAAAGAAACCCCTGCTGGCGGACACACGCTATTTGAGCGTATGGGTATCAACCGCGGGATTAGTGTTCTGCGTGTAAACGGAGTGTATTCGTCATACCGTTACCCAAGCCAAACTCAGACTTTAGAAGCAGACGAAGTTTATTTAGGTGGACATGTGTACGACATTGATGACCAAACAAGAACAAGACTCATAGCAGCAGGCTATGGAGATTACATAACAACGGTTTAAACATGGCATGTAGAACTGGTTGCCCAACACAAGACCACGAAAATTGGGGCGAGTGTCTAAGAGCATCTAACCTAGAGTTCAGCACAGGTGATGCAAATAGTGCAAAAGGTATGACTGAGAAAAAATGGAACGCTGAACTTAATGCTTATGCTGCTGCAAGAGCGCAAGGTATTCAGCCTGCGGGAACTTCCATGGCAAAGATTAGAGATGCTGTTGAAAAATCTGATAAGGCTGGTAAAGCCTTTGATGCAAATACGGGGACATTTAAGGGGTAACATGACTGCCATTGTAGGTATTCAGGGAAAAGGCTGGGCGTTAATCGCAGCAGACTCCATGACTACCTATGACGACAAACCATACTATGCAAAAGGTGTGGATAAAGTTACCAAAAAGGGTGACTATGTATTTGGATTTTCAGGTGATGCCATTGCAGGCAACATTGCAAACTATCTTTGGAACCCACCAAAAGTAGTCAAGACAGTACCAACAGATGTATTTATGCAGACAAAAGTTCTGCCTTCCCTACGGGAAGTAATGATTGAACACGGGTATAACCCCGATACAAGTAAAGATAAAGATGCCGGATTTGATGCACTTATCTGTTTAAACGGTGTTATCTATGAAGTTGACCAAGATTACTTATGGTCAAGAGATGACCGTGGCTTGTATGCGGTAGGCAGCGGTGGCGATTTAGCCCTTGGTGCTTTAGCAATACTAGGCATGAGTAAGAACTCTATTAAGAGTGTTGAGGCTATCGCTCGTAGAGCAATCAAGGTTTCCGCTGATTACAACATAAGTGTTGGCGGAGATGTAAAAGTAATTACCCAAAGGAGTAAGTAAATGTGCGCTGAGTGTGGATGCTATGGCGCTGTTCAACCTTACGGCGTAGGCGGTAGGGAAGTAAACAGTAAGCCAACAGAAGCAAGTTTAAAGAAGGTCACAGTTCAACCCGGTATGTATCACAAGAACGATACCGAAATTGAGGATGACTAATGCCTAAGAA